CCACCGACGGAAAAGGAGTGCTATTAGGGCTGGAAGTGTCCGCAGCAGCGGGCGCGGCGGCGCCAACCATAACGATTGGGTACACAAATAGCGCGGGAACGGCATCTAGGACGGCGGGTAATGCGTTCCCAACCGCTAACTCACCGACAGCGGGGGCTTTTTTCCCTATAGGGTTGCAAGCGGGAGATATAGGGGTGCGCTCCGTGCAGACGCTTACCCTGTCAGCTTCATGGGTATCGGGCACTATTAACTTAGTGGCGTATCGACCTATTGTCGCGCTGGAGCTAACGGCTGCGTTTGTGCCTAACGCGGTGGACGCCATAACGTCGGGCTTCCCCGGTTTATTTAACGGCTCCGTACCATTCCTGATATTCATACCGTCGTCTACTACGCAGAGTAATATCAGCGGCCAAGTAGTGTGGACGCAAGGATAGTACGTGGCAACTCCAGGCTTCGGTAGGAAGCCAGCAGGGTCTGCGCTATTCAGGTTACGAAAGCTAAAAGGCGGAAGGCTAACTAAATACGTCGGTTTTCAGGATTATTCGGATGTAGAAACCGCGATATACGCCGACGCATTTTGGGGAGTAGTCTCTACGACTGAGGGCTCGCTTGCAGCGGCAGAAAGCGGAACGGATAGCTTTTCCGCTACGGGCGATGTAGTTGTAGCCGGGTCGTTGGCGGTAGCGGAAACAGGAAACGATAGCTTTACCGCAACGAGTGACACGACTTCTACTGGTAGCCTAACGGTATCCGAAACAGGAAACGATACCTTCACCGCATCCGGCAGCATTATCGTATCCGGAACGCTAGTGGTATCCGAAACCGGCGCGGATACTTTCGCAGCCTCCGGAACGCAAGTATCTACCGGATCATTATCGGTATCAGAAATTGGAAGCGATACCTTCGCGGCCTCGGGTACGCAGGTATCTGTTGGTAGCTTAGGGGTAACGGAAAGTACCGATACCTTCGCGGCCTCTGGCTTTATCCTATCGACCGGATCGCTCGCGGTAACGGAATCGGGACTCGATACGTTTACCGGTTCTGGGGTGCAAACGGCCAGCGGAACACTGGCAGCGACGGAGACTGGAGCGGATACGTTCTCCGCCACAGGGAATGTTATCGTAGCGGGTACACTAACCGCGACCGAAGTAGGCAGCGACTCTTTTACTGCGTCCGGACTGATAGTAACGACCGGAAGTTTTAACGTTACTGAACAAGCGGATACTTTTTCGGCATCAGGTAACGTTATCGTTTCTGGGGTATTGTCCGCCGCAGAGGCGGGGGGAGACAGCTTTGAGGCCGCCGGCGGAATACTCGCTATAGGCAGCATGAGTACGTCGGAGGTGGGCGAAGACATTTTGCTGGCATACGATGTCGGGTCAACCCCTCTATCTGCCCACGCAAAACTCCGGTGGAGTTCCTTGGTAAAAGATGACCAACTCTATTTCGCAATATATGCCCCCCAGAGGAACTTCGCAGTAAAAGAAAACCGCCGCATAACTGTTGTAAAATAGAAACGCAGTAGTACAATATAATCCCAGTAGTATAATTGACCTATCCACCAGGAGATACAAGAAATGGCTGTAACATATACAACCGCAGTAAAAAACGCCAGATTAGATGCTGTTGTAACAGCTATTGGCTCCACCGGCGTCCTTGAAATCGGCACAGCAGGTATGGCGACAGTCTTGGCGACCATTGCGCTGAACTCCACCGCAGGCACTTCCGCAGCAGGCGTGCTGACATTTTCAGGGTTCCCTAGATCAGATACCAGCGCCGACGCTACCGGCACCGCAGCCGCAGCACGTATTCGTACTGCATCAGGCGGCACCGACATTATCACCGGGCTAACCGTAGGTACGTCAGGCTCGGACATCAATCTGACTAGTCTTAGCATCACCTCCGGCCAAACCGTAACGATCAGCTCAGCTACTATTACACACGCGTAATATTATGGAAATTTTCCAGGCAACCCAAAAGGGGCCATTAAAGGTCCCTGGATATATCGACCCCAACGAGGTAGTAACCGTTAAGGTGTATTGGGGAGCCCCGGTATTCCAGACTAACACTGTGTATAGGGCCGGCGATATTTGTAGGCCTACAACAGACAATGGTTATTATTACGAGTGCACAACTAACGGCAGGTCAGACGCCACAGAGCCAGTAGAGTGGTCACAAGAGACGCAGGTTAGCGGGACTGTTGAGTTCACTGCAGCCCCCTACGATTTATTTGTGTTGCCCGGAGAGATCATCACTTCGTCTACATGGGCTGTATCAGACAAAGCAGATGTATTTGTACCGAACGCAGAGTACGCCGTGGGAGACACTTGCCGCCCAACTACTTACGTCGGATACTACTACGAGTGCACAATAGCCGGTAACGTCGGGCCTACAGAACCAGTTTCGTGGTCAACAACTGAGCAAGTGATTGGTAGCGCAACATTCGCCGCCGTCGCGTATGTGGATATAGCCGATGCAACAGCAGACACCGTGTCGACGACGATCAATATTGCATCGGTGCCGAAAGAAGCCGTAGATTTTATCCTGACTAACCACGTTGTTAAGAGCAACGGGGAAGAACGGGACCGATCGTTCAAGTACAAAGTGCACGAACAATAACAGTTTTAAGCGATCTATACTTAGCGGTAGACAACTAAGGCCCAGTCACCTTAGCGATCGCTTAATTTTAACGACTATCCTAGACTGAGGACGCATGACGACAATAAACTACACCCCATCAGGCCCAGTAACCCGCGCTTTTCATGAGTCAAAAGCCTTCGTGCGCGGTATTAAAGGGCCTATCGGCTGCGTATCTGGCGACACACTCGTCATTACCCCAAAAGGTCCAGTTCGTATCGACGCAATAGATCGGCCAACGCACGTTCTAAGCTATGATAAGAGCACGGGTCAATTCCTTTTTGCGTTAGCCAGTGAGTCGTTCCCAAAAGGCAGGGATGCGCTATACCGAGTTCTAACGCCGCACGGAGAATGGCGAGCAGCCGGACATCACCGCGTTCTTTGCGCCGATGGTATATACAGACAGGTACAAAATCTTTTCCAAGATCAGACCGGCGACCTATGTTTTTTCGCCCCGACACAGACCAGTTTCGAGGGCCACTCGCTGTCTCGCGAAGATGCTCCCCGTTTGTCGCAAACAAACGCAGATTTGACGGAGCATTATGGATCGTTATCCCGTCTATATGGTCTACCACTTCAAGCGCAGTCAGTTCACGACCCAATTGCTCGGCCATTACAGTGCGATGCTCACGAATCCGAATTGGTTTCGTCTGCGTCAGAACGTATCCAGATAGGTCAATCATCCTCCCGCCAACCCACGACGGGTTATCCTCCCCTGGAGGCGGGCCCACTGGATGGCTTACGCCATGGGCAGCTAGGACGCGCCGAACATACCGCGAGCCACAACCCAATTGCTTCGCTATCTTCGTCGATCTTAAGTGGGACAACTCTAAAATATCATCTTTCAGCGCCATACAGTACCTCCATAGTCAATGGGGCCATTATACGCATAGAAAGATGCGACGCGGAAGAAGTTTATTGGGACATGCAGGTCCCCGACACAAATAATTACGTTACTGTTGATGGGGCAATACACCACAACAGCGGCAAATCGATTTCGTGCTGCATGGACATTATGATGCACGCTTTACAGCAGCCTGCCGGCAACGACGGGTGGGCCAGAAGCCGCGTAGTTATTGTCAGGAATACATTCCCAGAGCTAAAAAGTACGACAATCAAGTCCTGGCTGGACTGGTTCCCCGAGGAAGTGTTCGGTAAGGTAAAGTGGGACTCCCCCATAACACACACTTTGAAATTAGGGGAGAAACGCATCCTAGAGGCCGTGTTTCTCGCGGTAGATCGCCCAGAGGACACGAAAAAATTACTATCTTTAGAGTCGACTTGGCTCTGGCTTAACGAAGCTCGTGAATTACCAAAAGCAGTACTAGACGCCGGCTCAGGTCGGGTAGGACGATACCCGCCCCCCTCATCCGGCACAGGCGCGTACCATCCATGCGTTATTATGGACACGAACCCGCCGTCCGACGACCATTGGTGGTATAGATTGGCAGAGGAGGAGCGGCCAGATTCGTTCGACTTCTTCGACCAGCCATCAGGACTGTCTGATGAGGCGGAGAATTTAGACTGGCTGAACCAGACCTCAGAGACCATGCTATTGCCTACTGGGCACCCGCAACGACGAGCCCAAGGACGCGGGTATTACGAACGGTTAGTTGCTGGTAAAGACCCTAACTGGGTGAAAGTGTATGTGAAAGCGGAATACGGGTCGGTTGCAGACGGCAGGGCAATTTTCCCAGAGTTTAATGAGCGAATTCACGTAGCCAACGAGCCGTTAGTAGCGCACAGCGGGCTGCCACTATACCTCGGTTTTGACTTCGGGCTCACGCCAGCATGCGTGATTGCGCAGCTTACTTCAAGAGGGCAATTTAGAGTACTCGACGAAGTGGTCGGCGTCGACATCGGGCTGTCTCAGTTTATAGACACGCAGTTGAAGCCGCACTTATCCATGAAATACCCGAACGCAAAAATCATTTCGTTGCACGATCCTGCAGGAACTCAGCGAAGCCAAGCCGACGAGGTAACATGCCGGCAGATTCTGAGGAATAAAGGTTTAAACCCAAGCTCTGTATCGACAAACGCTTTTACGCCGCGCCGAGAATCAGTCGCATACTTTCTGACACGACTGATAGACGGAGAGCCAGCGTTTGTACTCTCCCCCACATGCAAGGTACTACGTAAAGCACTCAACGGAGATTATAAATTTCGACGAGTAAACGTTCCGGGTGAGGAGCGGTACAAAGACGTGCCCGATAAGAACGCATGCAGCCACATTGCAGAGGCGCTACAATATGCGTGTATACACTTCCATAATCCGGGGCGAGCAGAACCAAAAAGGCGCATGCCAAGAGCCGCTGCGTATAAACCGGCACTTACAGCAGGATATTAGATGGACACCACAAACAACCAAACTGACGTAGTAGGCGCATTAGGGCTGAAGCTACAAGCCCAATACAGCCAAGCTAAGGTTGACAGAGCCGAGGTAGAGCGCAGATGGCTGCAAGACCTACGCCAATACAAAGGTGTATACGAGCCTGACGAAGAGTCTCGTATACCTGTAGGCAAGTCCCGTACGTTCACGCGTATGACGCGAATAAAAGTTAAGTCGTCCACAGCGCGACTGATGGACTTGGTATTTCCGGCCGGTTCGGAGGACAACTGGTCTATCGACCCAACTCCTGTACCGGAGATGGATAACGACCCACGAGTCATGGCCGAGATAGTAGGTCAGTTAGGTCGCATGCCGACTACGCAAGAGGTCCAGCTAGCGCTGGAGGCCCGCGCAAAAGTACGCGCTACTCGTATGCAAGACGAGATCAAAGACCAGTTAGTTGACGTTAAGTACCGCAAACTGATGAAACTAGTCATCCAGTCAGGAAACTTGTTTGGCACTGGGGTATTGAAAGGTCCGCTGGTAAATAGGTCGTACCGAAAAGCATGGACTATCGACCCAGACACAAACAGCTGGGCGCTAAGTAACGTCCCTATGTTAGCCCCATTTATAGAATTCACTCCGGTCTGGGAGATGTACCCAGACACCATGGCGACCACGTTCGCAGAAGCCCGCTACAACTACCAACGCTCCGTGATGCCAAAACATATGGTGATGGAGCTGACTTCTCGCCCAGATTTTTCCTCGAAAAAAATACGCCAGTACCTGAAAGAACATCCGGACGGTGACACACAGATGCTGGACTGGGAGCTTGAATTGCGCAGATTGGGGTGGAACCTTACAGGCAACACCACGAAAGGAAAGCGGTACGAGGTCGTTGAGTTCTGGGGCGTATTGGACGCGCAGGAATTAATTGATTTAGGTCTGGAGCTACCCGACGATGATATGGAGGAGTTCTGGGCTAACATCTGGATGCTTGGCTCCACCGTCATCAAAGTAGACGTACAGCCAATCGACGGTATGCAGCTACCGTACTACGCATATTACTGGGACAAAGACGAGACTTCTATATTCGGCGACGGCATCCCATCTGTTATGCGCGACGACCAGAACGCATTGAATGCCTCGACTCGCGCGATGATGGACAACGCAGCTATCTGCGCCGGCCCGCAAATTGAAGTGAACGTGGATTTACTCCACCCAGACGAAGACCCTAGATCGGTATACCCGTTCAAGGTATGGACTAGAAGTGGGGTTGGTCAAGAAGCGCAATATCCAGCTATCCGGTCTGTGCCATTAGACTCGCACGTCCAGGAGTATATGGCGCTAGCTAACTTCTTCTCCAATAATATACATGAGGCCACAATCCCTTCGTATATGCACGGGGAGACAACCAGTAAAGGCTCAGTAGGACGAACCGCGTCAGGACTGTCTATGCTGATGTCTGCCGCGCAAGTAACCTTCAAGGACCAACTCTTTAGTCTGGACGATGACGTACAACGCCCGTTCATCGAAGCTATGTACCACTGGAACATGCAGTTCAACCCAAAAGAAGAGATAAAGGGGGACTTCAGTATCCAAGTTCGCGGCACAAGTTCTCTAGTAGCTAGAGAGATACGAGCGCAGAACCTAGATCAGTTCGCCAACAGCACTATGAACCAATTCGACGCGCCATTTATCGACAGACACGCGTTGAACAAACAACGCGCAAGAGTGCTAGAATTGGGGGATGATATAGTGCGTGACAAAGATCAGGCATTGTTTATAATTGCACAACAGGCGGAAAATAATGCACAACCGACAGGAACTTCGCAAGGAACTCCAGCAGCGCCAGATACATCTTCGGGAATCGTTCCAAACCTCGGAGGGGCAGACCCTCTACAAGATTTTGGAGCTGTACCGGGAGTTGAAGGTGGTGGACCTGATAACGGCTTCACCGGAGGACGTTCAGCGACTACAGGGAGCGATAACTTCCCTCAATGAAATACTCCGCGATTTTAGCGGAAAATAACCGCGCTCCCGAAACGGGCCGCACCTTTTACTAATGCCTGCAAGAGCAGTACATGGTGAACTATAAATGACTGGTATAGAAGAAGTAGATTTAGAGAGTATCTGGAATGAGACAGATGATGAAGGTAATGTAGTATCTGCGGAACAAGAGGCAGATGTTGTAGTAGAAGAGGAGGCTCCAGCAGTAGATGAGGGGGCCGACGAAGGCGACGACTTTGAGGAGGACGCGCCCGAGACCACCGAAGCTGCAGCGGAAGAACCTGATGTTGAGGAGATAGACTACAAAGCTTTGTATCAGAAGGAGAAGCAACGGGCTGATTCAGCTGCGGGGCGACTCCGGGCAGAAGCAGATCGCCGAGAGAAAGAGCGAGAATCGCAGGCAGGCGCCCCGACGCCCCCGGCAGTAGTAGCTCCGACCGAGGAAGATGAGTTTCTGACTAAGTTTCAAGAAGAGTATTCTCCAGAAGTAATTAAGGCGATCAATATACTTGCGGCGAGACAAGCTGCGCAGATCGTCGACCAAACTATCCAAACACGCGTCGCTCCCGTAGAGCGTACTACGCTGGATATGGTCGAACAAGCGCACTACAACGCAATTGAGGCCGCCCACCCTGACGTATACGATATAGACGAGTCTCCCGAGTTCGATGCCTGGATTGAATCCAAGCCTCAGCACACGAAAGGCGCGTATCAGTATGTTAGGGAGAGAGGGACCCCTGCGGAAGTCATCTCTATGCTCAATGAGTATAAGGCGGCGACGCGGAAAACAACTAGCATTGCTCCACCCAAAGAAAAAGTCCAGGCGGCGATGGGCGTTCAGCGCAGACGAGGAACAACCCCGGTTGCGTCAGAACCATCTCAGACGGACGAAAAAGCTTTGTGGGACAGCATACCTGATTAATCTTTTATTATAGGTACACACCATGTCCGTAACAAATTATGGCGATATCAGCCCACGTACTGCGCTCTACGCACAAAAAGAATTTTTGCGCCGCGCTCTTCCTTTCTTGGTTCTGGAAAAATTCGGCCAAGGCCGCCCTATCCCAGAAAAAAACTCCAAGTTTACTAAGTTCCGTCGCTACGAAGCGCTGGACCCAACCCCTAATGCGCTGAATGAAGGCGTTACCCCTGCGGCCAAGCAATTGACCGTGACTGACGTCCAGGCAACTTTGGTGCAATACGGCGATTTGGTGACAATCTCCGAC